TCGATTTCAATGGAAGCTGTGCTGTTGAGCGCTAGTTTCACCGTCAACCCTGACGACGCTCAGATGGTTGAGGTTTCATTCCGTCCTGCTGCTGCTCCTTCCTTCGACTTCAGCAAGTCCTGATCGTCAAATTAAACAATTAACCCTTGGCCTTGTGCTGGGGGTTTTTTGTGCGTATTATTCATTGAGTTATTATTTTTCTCATGCCAGCTTCATCTGCAGGTTTCCACGCTTTGGATCGCCTGAAAAAGGCTGCAAATCTTGTTCCGATCAAACGCGTCGTTACGTTGAGCAATGGTGAGGAATTTGAATTTTGGAGCACTCCGCTGACGATGGCTGAGCGCGAAAAAGCGCAAAAGGCAGCAAAGAGCGATGATCTTAATGTTCTTGCGCTGCAGCTTTTGGTTGCAAAGGCGCAGAATGAAAACGGGCAACGGATGTTCTCTCAAGGGCAGATCGATGAACTGAAAAACGATGTGCGTGATGAAGATCTTCAAGCATTGATGCTTGCGCTGATAACTGGCGAAGGCAACGTTACGGAGGAAGAAGCAAAAAACTAACCAAATGCGTCAAAGATGATTATTCATTGAGAGCAATGATGCGTATAGCCCGAGATTTGGGTTATACGCTATCGGAATTGACGCAGCGCTTGTCACGCGAAGAGTTTCAGCTTTGGGTTTTGCTTTACGAGGTAGAAGCCAAAGAGGAAGAAGCTGCAATGAAGAAAGCCAAGCGCCGGTAGAATCAAAAGACAATTAGGTCGAGATCGTGGCTGTTGTTGCTGAGGTACAGGTTAAAGTTGATGCTGGCTCTGCCAAAGCACAACTCGATGGTCTCCAAGGAGCAAGCAAAGGACTTCAAGGTGCTTTTGGGAGGCTTCAAACTGCAGGTGGATCTTTACAGGGTGTTTTGGCCGGGCTTGGCGCTGGCGCGGCACTTAAAGGTTTTCTGTCAGCAGGTGTTGAAGCTGATCGAACTGCAAAACGATTAAAACTTCTTTCGGGGCAGTATGGGGAAACTAAAAGACTGACGGACATCGCCAATCAAGCTGCGAGCAAGTATGCAATCGGCAACACTCAAGCAGCCAATGCAGTCGCCGACTTGTATGGGCGCTTACGTCCGATGGGGATTTCACTAGATGACATTGGCACGACTTTTAATGCGGTGAATACTGCAGCCGCAAAGATGAATCTTACTGCCTATGAAACAGATGGGGTGCTATTGCAGTTAAGTCAAGCGCTTGGTTCTGGCACTTTACAGGGTGATGAGTTTCGCAGTGTGATGGAACGCTTGCCAGCTGTTGGTCAAGCGGTTGCTACTTCATTGGGCGTCAGCGTTGGAGAGCTGAAAAAATTAGGATCTGACGGCAAATTGACAACAGATGTAATTATCAAAGCCCTTCAAGGCTTGGCGCAACAAGAACCACCGAAACCTGATGCGTACAAAACATTTCAAAAAGCTCTGGCTGACTTAAGTACAACAATTGGCCAGGAACTCCTTCCTGCATTCACTCCACTGATTGAATTTGCGGGCAGTCTTGTTCAAGCTTTTGGCTCTTTGCCTAAACCGGTCAAAACAGTGGTGGCAGGACTTATTGCGTTAGCAGGTGCTGCTGCAATTCTTGCGCCAATTGTCTCTGTCATTATGAGTCTTGGTCCAGCATTTGCGGCTATTGGAACAGCTATTAGTGCTGTAGTCGGCGCGTTGACTGGCGGCGGTGGCCTTATGGCCGCCATCGCTGCAGTATTTAGCGGTCCGGTTGGCTGGATTGCTTTGGCAGTTGCAGCAGGCGTGGCGATCTATACATTCAGGGATCAAATCGGTGAGGCATTTGCAAAGATTGGCGAAATCATCAAGGCCGCTTGGAACATATACAAGTCAATTTGGATTGACCCAGTAATCAATGCAGGTAAAGCAATCTACAATTTCTTCCGAGAAAACTGGGATCAGATCTATGATACAGTTTCTGGAGTTGTCAAAAAGATTTTTGACTTTTACAAGAAAACATTTATTGACCCCATTTTGAAACTTGGCAAGAAATTGCTCAAGGAGATTTCCGACATCTTCAAGAAGGTGGAGGATGTGGTAAGCCAAGTGGCAAAGGCGGCATTCGAGTTTTTTAATAACACTTTTTTCAAGCCAATCACAGAAGCAGGAAGGGCTATTTATAGGTTTTTTGCTGATACATTTCAACGAATTGGACAGGCTATTATGGCTCCAATTCGTGCGGCAATGGACTTTATTAAAAGCATTGTCAACGCAGTGTTAGGCGGAATCGGTAATGTTATTAACGGGTTTATTAGAGGCATCAACAACTTAATTGGTGCTGCTAATAATATTTCAAGCAAAATCAATGGTCCGCAGATTTCATATTTGCCAACGGTAAATATGCCACAGTTTGCTAAAGGCGGTGTCGTCAATGGTCCGACTCTGGCAATGGTCGGTGAAGGCGGAGAGCCTGAGTACATCATTCCGCAAAGCAAAGCAGCAGGATTTGCAGCAAATTATTTAAATGGTGCCCGTGGTGCTTCAGCTATTCCGGCATTCGCTGAAGGTGGCTACGTTGGACCAATCAACGTCCAGACCGGCCCAGTCATGCAGCAGGGTGGAACGAACTACGTCACGATGGCCCAGTTCGAGAAGGGACTGATGGATCTCGCCACTTCCGTTAGCGCATCAAACCGTAGCTACGGAGCCCGCCAGTACATGGGTGTCCAGCGATGAGTAACAGAGCCCAAGCGCAGTACCTGAGGCTTTACACCTCAGGTGGCTCCGACCACATCCTCTGGCAAAACTACTACCTCAATACAACGGTCACTGTCAGCAGCAAAGACTACGAGTACTATCCATTTGAATTTGAGGGCATCTCCGAAAGCTCCGCCATCGGTGGAGCGACTGTAAACATCACCGTTCCAGCCACTGACGAGGTAATCACGCAATTTCTAAGGGCTGCTTATTTTGACCGCCTTTGCGAAGTCTCTGTCTACGAGTTCGACAACAGACTAGGGAATACAGCGCCGCAGACTGGACAGACACTTGTCGGTCAATTCGTGGGTTATGTCCGCAACATGAGCGGTGATTTTGCGGCGCTGCAAATCGAGTTAGGATCAGCACTAGCTCCCATTGGAGCGCAGATTCCACCGCGCACGTACAACAGCTTTCTTGTCGGGGCTCCGCTTAGAGCATGAAGATCAAATTCACCGATCCTTTATACCTGCTGTCTTCTCAGACTGGCTTGTCTGTCAACAAGCTAAAGGACGCTGCTGCACTGGGCGGTTTATCACCGCAAGCATCCCAGGAGTCGGTAAAGCTAGGCGAACCAATCCCGATTGTGTTTGGTCGTCGCCGCACAGTCAATTCCGTCGAGCAAGGCGGAGTTTTCATCGCACCGAAGGCAACCGAAGGCTACTTCTCAAATCAGGCCAGCAACACAACACTTGACTATAAATATTTGCTTGTCTTAAGCCAAGGTGAGCTTGGTCAAGTACAGGTTCGCGATGTCTTCCAGCGCAGTTGCCGTTTAGGTACAACCTTAAACCAGGCGTATGACGCTAGAGCCGGAAATTGGACCCCGACAAATGACATAACACTTCTAGCTAGCGGCACCTGGAGTACGCCATCTTTCGTTGGAACGGGTGGATCGTACGACGATATGACCACGTTCAGCTTTGAAAGCAGCGTCGGCGTAAATGACAACACATGGTCCAGTCAGATTTTTATTTTCGTTCGCAGCGGCGTCGAAGTAACACGACTCGTAGACAGCACCGCTGGTCCGTCCGACAACTTTGTTGACCTGGCAAAGTATCTGCTGGAGAAGAGTGAGCGTGTAGGTGACGATCTAATCGACACAGCCGCACTGACTACAGCGGCGAAGTTTACCGATGCGAATGGTCTGTTCTTTAACGGCCAAGTCTCCGAGAGCCAAAATCTACAGGATTGGCTTCAGGACACCTCGTATAACTTTTTGCTGCGCCTGACGCAAACTAACGGCAAGTTCGGCTTGAGACCACGTTTGCCTTACGTTACAGCTTCGCATCTGATCGACACGACGACGATCACACCTTCTTACACATTCACCGAAGACCACATTACTCCCGATGGCTTCGAGATCGAATACATCGCCATCGAAGATAGAACACCTGTTTGCTTTACGGTGCTGTGGAAGCAACAAGCGGGCAACAATTTCTCCCTGGTACGCTCGACGGAAATCCGTTACACAGGCGAGGCAGCTAACGGACCATACATTCAGATTGATTTAAGTGGATTCTGCGCAACATCAGACCACGCAGCAAAGGTTGGAGCGTATGCACTTGCCACGCGCAAGTACGTAACGCACCATCTACGCATCAAGGTCCGCGAGAAGAACTACAACAGTTTGCTGGTTGTTGGCGACATTGTTCGCGTCAGGTTGCGCCGTGAAAATGCAGCGGGTGAAGTTGCGTTCCATGATTACGTTTACGAAATTGAGCGCATCGACAAGACACTGGAAAGCTCTCTGGTTTATGACCTAACTCATTTCCCGATTGATTCGCAAGGTCGAAGCAAGATCGCCCGCGAAGTCAGCGCGGCCACGGGTCCAACTGGAACGATCTCTATCGGTCAAGGTGCTTTTGATTGTGACGTGAACAGCTCCACCAATACAACAACCGTCGGCACTGTGACCTCAGTGCCTCCTGACGCGCCTGGCTCTGGCGATACGGATTACAACCTTCCACAACCAAGCAATCCAAGTAGTCCTAATTATGACGACGGCGATGGATCTTTTGACCCTGTAACTGGAAACTACGATCCAACAAGCGAGTCATCGTATCCCGGTGGTATCAACAACCCAGCAGATCCTATTGAAGAACCAATTACGCCTTCAATTCAGGGCTACAGCGGAACGCCAACGGCTGGCGATACTCTGACTTTCAACCCAGGTTGCCCGAACGCAAGGATCACCTGGTACTTGATCG